CCAGCTGTATAGTTTAATATCCAACCTGGTCTATATGTGATACTATAGATCGTCATGCTAAACTGGAGCCCATATGCAGATCACCCCTATCTATGATAACGTCATCTTCAAGTTTGTAGAAGAAGTCACCTCAACTCGCTTCATTAACTCTGCTTCATCTGGGCTCATCATGACTTCAGATGATAAGAACCAGACTTCTTTCCCACGCTGGGGTCATGTACTCGCTACTGGTCCAGACTGTCTTGATACAAAACCTAACGACTACATCCTGATTGAAGGTGGTAAGTGGACCCCAAGCTTTTATCTTGGTGATAATCGCTGTTGGAAGACTGATGAGAGCGTGATCATCGCGATCAGTGATGAACCTGGACAAACTTACTAACATGCATAAGTCTATACCTTCCTTATCCTTTATCTTCCTCATCTTCTGTGCGGCTTTCTCGATGGAGGCGATCGGGACTTATATCTCGATCATTGGTCTCGGTGCCTTGTTCGCTGGAGATCCTGTCATCTTGGTCTTAGCTGGCATACTTGATGGCGCCAAGATTGTGTCTGTCAGCTTCCTATACCAATACTGGGCAGGTATTAAGGCTTTGATGAAGTACTACATGTTGATTGCGGTAATCGTCTTGATGACCATCACCTCAGCTGGGGCCTTTGGCTACCTGTCTGGTTCCTTCCAGAAGGCAATCCAACCTAACATGGAGATCTCGTTGAAAGTCGACTCATACAACAATGAGCGCACTCAGCTGACTACTGAAAAAGAGCAACTCAAGGCCGAACGGATCAACCTTGACAAGCAGATTGCCAGCCTCCCATCAGATGATGTAGACGGCAGAAGAAGGCTGATCAAGTCCTTCAAGCCCGAGTCAGCACGGATCTCTGACCGTCTGACAACTGTTACCAAGCGAGTAGATGACCTAAATGCCATGGTCTTGAAGGTAGAGAGCGAGAGCATTGACACTCGAGTTCATGCTGGTCCAATCACCTATGTGTCGAAGGCCTTCAACATCTCAGTCGAGCAGGCCAGCAAGGTGATCATCTTGACGATCATCTTCGTGTTCGACCCGTTGGCTGTCATCTTGCTCCTATCTGGCAACTTCCTGGTAAAGACGAGAAGAGAGTTGAAAGCTGAAGAAGCTACAAGATCACTTAAGACTGAACCAAAAGTAACACCGCAAAGCTTTGAGAGCATCTTGCCAGAAGTATCAACTGACATACCGATGCCTGTTGTCAAGCCTCCAAGACAAGATGAAGCCTCAACTGGTGAGGTAAGTCACATTAACCTCGACCAAGTTACATTCACTCCGGTTGCTGATGAACCAGTTGAAGAACCTGAATGGAAGGTGACTGTTAGTGATCCAAATCTGCTTGTAGAGGTCAACCCTTCAGATGAAGCACCTACTTATGCAGCTCCTAATACTAATGGAGACCTAATGTTCGATCCTTATGAGGAGGTTGAGGAGGGTTTCTCACCAGTTGAAACAACTGATCCTTCAATAGACGAACTCTTGAGCAAGGTCTATGATGACGTTGATACTGGTGAGGCTCCATACATAGAAGATGTTGAGGCTCTATGGATAGAACCAAATGAACTTGAAGCTGCAGTGATGTACTATGTCCCTGTTGAACCAACACAACCTGAGACTACTGCTGAAGTTCCAGAACCTTTGATGCAAAGTACGCTTGAAGACTTAAAGATCAGCATCCCAGAGGCTTTGTTGCACTCTGGTCATGTAACAACTTCCAAGCATATAGGAGCTTACAATGAGTGAAACACCTGCCAAATGTCTTGCTAATGGAGCTGAGATAACTCCAGATCACCGTGAGCTCGATCCTATAACCGGTCAGCAAAAAGCCTACGTAGTCTTGACGCCTGAAGAGCGAGCTAAAGGGTTTGTTCGACCAGTTCGTGACACATATACTCACCTGACTTGTGGACAAGACACTAAGATGGGATCTGCTATTGCTGAAACCTATGCAAGAGATCCTAAGTTCTACAATGGAACCTTTTGTGTTGAGTGTCATAGTCACTATCCACTAATAGAGTTTGTCTGGAAGGGCACTAAAGAGCAAGTCGGCTCGTAAAATATCTTTTGCTCCAAAGCTGTTGTACAATACACCATACCATAACACATTAGGAACATCATGGCTTCCATCAGAAAACTTTGGTTCGAGAAGTATCGACCTACTTCACTCGAGCACTACGTCTTCCAGAATGAACAACAGCGAGATCAGATCCTTCGGATCGTAGCCTCAGGTGAGATCCCACACTTGTTGTTGACTGGTGGAGCTGGTTCAGGCAAGACTACCATTGCCGAGATCTTGATCAAGGAGCTGAACGTTGATGAAGCTGATGTCCTACGCATAAACTCTTCTGACAAGACTGGAGTGGATTACATCCGTGACACGATCCTTAACTTTGCTGGAACCTACCCGGTAGGCAAGTTTAAGGTTGTTCACCTGTCAGAGATGGACTATATGTCGCTAGCGGCACAGGGTATGCTACGCGCGGTGTTGGAAGAAAACGCTGACACCTGCCGCTTCCTATGTACCTGCAACTATGAGAACAAGATCATCCCAGCGATCAAGTCCAGGATGCAGCACCTACGGTTTAAAGCCGCTAACAAGGATGAGGTTCTCATGCGAATGCTTGAGATCTTGCTCACTGAAGAGGTTGAGTTTGATCCAGAGGTAGTTGAGAAGTATGTTGACCAAGCTTATCCAGACCTGCGCAAGATCATCAACAACATGCAGCTGAATACCATCGACAACAAGCTGACGAACCCGATCCACGACGTAGATGGAGGAGACTATCAGTTTAAGCTGTTAGACTTGATCGTGGCAGGCAACCTACGAGAGCTGCGTAAGCTGGTCACTGAGCAGTGTACCTCCGAACAGATTTCTGAGGTGTTTGAGTTCTTGTATCGTAACATCGGTAAGCACCCAAAGTATGCAACAGATGTGAATGCCTATGAGAACGCGCTGTGCATCTTGCTTGATGGTGTCTACAAGAACTCAATTGTTGCAATCCCTCACCTGAACTTTGAGGCAACCTGTATAAAGCTAAACACCGCGCTAGGAGAATGACCATGAACTTACCAACTGACAAGATCTTTGACATCGAGCTGGGCTATGGGTGGCTTGTGCTCCCCTTATTCAAGGGTTATTGGCTTTACTGGTCAGACATCTGGCTGTTGAGCGTGACCTCCAACAAAAACTTTCACAATTGCACCAAGACAGGAGTACACTAACATGGGCTATGGACCAACCGGATATAAACCAGGAAGGCCTCGCAAGGGTGAGATCCGTCCAGAGACCCCAGGTGGTAAACAAGCTGCATCCTGGCGTGAGCGAAACTATGAGCGGTCCATTGAGATCGTGCGAGAAAGTCATGAAAGATTTCGTGAACAACGACCTGAGCGAGTTAAAGAGATCCAACGAGGGGTTGTCTTACGTAGGAAAGGCTGGGGTGATGTAAAGCTGATACCTGCTGAGATGACTAATTATGATGGTACAGGAGTGATAGCGGTAGGTGGTGAACCTGGTCAAGCTATCATTATTCAGGTAGACTAAAGAGGACAATATGACTTATGTAGCTTCCAGAGTAGATGGACGTATCTTGTTTTGTCGAGATGGGTCAATCAGGGTTTTGTCTCTATCTGAAAAGTTCCAATATTTGATTGGTTGGAAGGATGCTTCAGCTTTAGACAAAGTTCCTTATCCTGTTATAGACAACTCAGATTTGCGAGAACTTCTCACAAAAGCAACAAAGATAGCAAATGGCAACTAAAGAGCGGGCTCTTGACATCTTCATGCTCCTTGGTGAGCTTGACCGAAAGAACTATGGTCTCTGGGACAGCTTGTCTGATGAGCAGAAGAAGGAATTCTCTCCACTGGTCACCATGCGCTGGATGGCTGGAACGGCTGACCAGCGACAGCTTATCTTCTTGAATGAGATCGTCAACCCTGTGGTCTTCAACCTCGGGGATCACAAGGAGTTGTTGCTTAAGTTACTTACAGTTTGCTCTTCTGGAAGTCGCCAACGCTATTCCTGGATCAACGTCAAGCTATCTGGTACCTCGAAAAAGTCGAAGCTGTCCACATCATTGGTAGCAGAGCACTATAGGTTGTCCATGAAGGAAGCCGAAGACGTGGTAAAGTTGCTGTCTCCTATAGAGCTGATGGAGCTTGGTGAGCAGCAAGGTTGGCAAAAAGATGAGCTGAAGGACCTACAGAAGGAGTTGAAAGCATGAATGGAATGGAGATTGAGCACAAGTTCTTGATACAAGCTGATGAACATGGCAAGCCGATAATTGAGCTTCAAGATCCTGCACAGCCGGTAGAGCTTCCATTTTGGATCGCTGAAGAAGTCACCAACGATCACCGCTACATCAACTCTCAACTATCGCAACTGGTGGCCCTTCCATGAATGACAAGCTCAAGGCATTTACCATCGCTGAAGGTTTGGTTAAGAAAGGTGGGCTGATAAACCCTTCAAC